ACTTTACGAGGCCCATAAGTCGTAACATTCAATGAACGAGCACGGGTTTGTAAAATCCGTGCATCGTCATCTTCCAAGTGACACATTCAAATGGAAGATACACGACACTTATACAGGCGGGGTACCAGATGCTATGTATGCTGGCCCTGCCGGTATTCTTTTCGTTGAATATAAATACACAAAGCTTCCCAAAAAACCTACTACACAAATCAAACTAGGCCTGTCTGCTCTACAACTAGATTGGCTGGATAAGATGCACCTTTATAACGTATTAACAGGTGTTATAATTGGTTCACCTTTGGGAGGTATAATCCTCACAGACAAAGATTGGTACAAAGACTTGTTCCTACAGGAGTTTGAACATGGACTCGATGCAAGAGAAATCTCAGCCTGGATCTACAGTGCCGTTAACAAAAGATAATATAAACCCTGACCATTACAAGTTTGGGAACATCGAGGCAATAGAAGCAATTAAAGAAAGTATGTCTGGGCAAGAATATCTAGGATACTTAAAGGGCTCTATATTCAAATACTTATGGCGATGGAACTCCAAACACAAAGACAAGGAAGGCCAACTAGACTGCCTTAACAAGGCTAAATGGTTCTTAAATAAACTGATTGAGTCTGTAGAACAATCTGGAGAACCCGTTGACCGAAATTAAAAAACACACAATCCCACTCTGTAAAACCTGCCAAAAACCTTTTTTTAATATAAAGCCAAGAGTTAGATACTGTTCTGACGAATGCAGATCTATTGCAATCAAACAACGTAGCTATAAACAGGTTGAAAGAGATGCAGCTATCTATCGTTCAGCACGTAAAAAACTCGATAAATGCTCAACAACTCGTTGCAACAACAAAGTATCAAGAGAGTTACCTGACGGAACCCCAGTATGTAGAACCTGTCTAGCAAAACACAATGTATATGGGGGTGTTAATAAACCATCTCCAACAACAGTTCACCCAGGCACAGGATTCCAAAAGAAAGGCTTTGCTCACAAGTCCTTCAGGGAAGAAAACCTAGACGGAAAAGCAGATTGGGATATAAGAAGCGCAGAACTAAAACGAAAAAGACAAAAGCGATGGTTTGCAATAGCCAAAGAGTATGGGGCAAAAGGATCTACCAACGCCTACAATGACTTTGTAAGAGACTCCAGAAATGCAACAACACCTGGAAAGTAAATACGGTTTGTTTATGACCGTAGAGAACTTAGCAGAGCTAAGTAAAACCCATCGCCAAACAATTTATAACAAACTATACAAAGGCACCTTAGATATACCATACTGGAAGATGGGCAGAAACTATCTTTTCTCTACTCAGGCTGTTGCTGAACATATAACACAGCAGTTGAAAGACTATGAAAAAGAACAACCAAAAAGAGTTTGAAGTTAATTACACCACTACAATATCTCATAGAGTATTAGTGTATGCAGAAAACAAAGAAGAAGCTAAATACAAAGTCTTAGATGATGAGAGCTTACCTTTACGCAAATCTCAGGTGACTGAAACCAACATATCAAGCATAGTAGAACGATAAAACACATAGAATTGGCTTAGGGCGTTTCATCATTACTGCCCTTCCAGCGTGTTCCCGTCCACGTAGCCAAGCCAGGCGGGATTTATTTTTTCTTATAACGGGACGTTGTGCCGCGTCTATACTTAGCAGTCTTCTTTGCTATCTTCTTAGGCTGCTTAGAAAACTGCTTACCCGCTTTAGTATCTGCTCTCTTCTTTCTAGAAGTAGCAGCATACTCTTTCTTAGATAAAGCTTTCCTAGCAGCTTTTGGTAAATACCTTTCGCCAGTTGCCTTTGGCCCTTGCGTTGATGGCTTACCAGACTTAGTTCCCCAATCTTCTTTAGTCCATTTAGACAAAGACTTCTGAGCTTTTGTTTTGGGGCCGCTGTAAGTACCACCAGATTTTTTATAACGCTGTGTAGCAAGTTGTGCCTTACGAGCACTCCACTGTCCAGGTCTCCCGCCTTTACTGCCAGCTTTTACAGAAGCAACAATACGCTTCCATTTAGCCTCATCTCTTCTAGCCACTATCTACCAACTTTTTTCTGGGCCATTTTATGAGCTTCAGTAAAAGAAGTGCCTTTTTTCATCATAGCTGTCATAGCTTTCATATGTTTGCCTGTATGATGGACAGCATGTTTTTTCATAGTAGCTTGTTGTCTCGGAGTAAGACCAGAAAGATCAGCTCCTTTTACCATCATAGACATTGGCTTCTTTTTAGCAGCCTTTTTCATCATAGTTTTTTTAGGTCTACCAACTTTACTACCGTAGGTTCCTTTACCCATTGGCATTATTTTTCTCCTTCTTTTTAGTGTACCCCATGCGCATCTTTTTCATTTTCATAATTTTGCGCGGTTTAGCATTTATACCATATGACTGTCGTGTCTTCATTGTAGCTCCTAGGTTGGCACAGTTGGAAAAATAACATCATCAATATTAGTTACATTAGCATTATTTGCTGGTAGATCTCTCAGCGATTGACGATAAGTTGCCCACTCAGCTTTTTTTGAATCGGTCAACGGAGAGTCAGCTACTTGAGTCCAATCTGAATTTAACAATGCTATATCGCGTATATTTCTTAATTCAGAAAGAGCTAAAGAATTTTTCTCTGAATTAGAAAACTCTGGTTTATCAACTATTGCCCCATCAACAATGCGCTGCGTTGCATCGTTTGCAACACCCTCCATAATTAACTCATTATCTTTACGTTGCAAATCAAAGACTTCATCGGGGCAACTACCTGTACGGAGAATCGTTCCTTCACTGTTGTAGATAACAAAGTTTTTCATTTTTTCGTTTCAAGTGTACGCATGTAGGCATTACTAACTAAAAGATTATTACTTCCTAAAGCTCCGGGCATTACATCTAAAGAATAGGTATACGATCCTGCTGACGGAGTTTCAGAAAATAAATAAGCTTGTATAGCTCCATTACTGCCAGGAATGAAAAAATTTCCACTACTAAATATTACAGTAGAGCCACGTTTTATTTGAAACAACGCTAATCTTCCACTACTACCTGACGAACTTCTTGCCCTAAAGCCTACAGCTATTTCTACTGGCGCACCCGTAGTAGTTACAGAAAGAGACTGTACCTGTTGAAATCCACCCCCCTGCGTTAAAGTTTGATCACTTGTTGTTATATCGCTTACAGGAAAAGTAACTGCTTGATTTTGAATTTTTAGTGTACTAACAGCTAAATCCTTAATCTTAGCGTTACCTACCCCTAGATCTTTGATAATAACTGTAGGTACACCATTAATATCTTCTGATGTAATTGTTGAGTTATCGAGATTAATTCGGTTTGCGTCTAAGTTACCCGTTAAAACAGATTGGAACTCAGCAAAGGTGCCAGTAATTTTATCTACACCTAAAGTCTTTATTTTTGCACTTTCTATTGATCCGTTCTTTATAAACGCATCTGTCATATACACGCCAGCAGGAACTGTCTCTCCATTAATAGTTGTTTGGGTTGCCTGAACTGTAAAAGGAGTAACAGCAGTCGTACTATCAGATCCACCACGCATAAGCGCAAAGCGATCTGCATTAACTATAAACTCACTGGTTATGTTACCCGCTGCATTTGATGTACTAGCCAAACCAAAACCAGCTATCGCACCATTCAGATCCACTTTGACGGCAAAACTAGCTCTTAGTCCAGTAACACTACTTGCTGAAGTTTCCAACACTTGTTTCAACGATGAAGTGTTATTGCCTGACACTGGATCAGTGTAATCTGCAGACAAAAAATCCATTTGTTCCGCGCTCGCTCTAAGCGTCCCATTATCGTTAAGAACACCCGATTTCATAGTGCTTAGGTTGTTTGCCGAAACAACTGCGTTACCGCTGTTATCAAACAGTATGGCATCAAGAGCATCGATCCTTGATGAGCTTGCAGAATTACCGCCCAGCACCTCGGTTTCTAAGTCAGTTAACGCACTGGCGGTAGCTAGTCTAGATGAGCCGTTAGGATTAAAGACCTCAGATACAAGACCATCTATCCTCGAGGCAGACGCATTAATACTGCCACCAGTAGCACCAAATACCTCAGTCTCCAGCTGACTTACAGCTGCTGATGTAGCAAGCAAAACCCCCTGACTAGGATCTCCATTTGTATATAAGTCAGAACGAAGACCACGTATTGCCTGGGCTGCAGCCGAAGTAGTGTTAGAACTAAGATTGTTTATTTCCAAGATTGCGGAAGCAGAGTTATCTGATGTCGTTTTTAACGAGTCATAGTCACCGTACAATTTCCAAAACGATGTGTTTGTAAGCGCCGTACCAGAGTTAGCGCTAACCGCTTGTATACAAATATACAACTTTGTATCGGTAGCTCCTGCTCTGACAATCTCGCCAACAGCATAAGCCCTGCTAGTGCTATGAACGGCTACTTCAGTAAAGATCGCATCAATATTATTCTGCAATGTGTTTTGAGCATTTGTAATAGACTGTTGCGTATCAGCAGGAAGGTTGCCAATGGGGTCAGAAAGCGACTGTGCAAGCTGACTAGAGGTAATAGCCCCATTTAAAAGGTTTAACATATGCGTAACATCAACGGCAGTCTGTCCTTCAGTTCCTGACGCAGAGTTAAACGGCCCTTGAATACCTTCTGTATTTACATGTCTAACCCAATAGTATCTGGTCTGACCAGACCCAACGGGATCAGAAAACACTCTAGATGCTGTAATACCAAGTAAAGTTGCATCACCTATAGAGTCTGATGTGTGAACATGCACTTCAGTATGAGAATGATTAGCATAATTTGCTAAGTTCCAACTCATGTTAATAATGCTAAAAGCACCAGTAACACTAAAACCAGTTGGTGCTGGAGGAACGGCTAAATCAACCAGAGTTTCTCCTGCTGGTACAAAACCAACCGTACCAGCAGAATTTGTATCAAAAGGTTTTTCTTTTAGCTCTTTTGCAAGACCGCTACTAATTAACTCTCTTAGTGTAATCGCTCTGTCTCTAGGATCGCCTCGCCTACCAAGGCGTATATTGGTAACTTGTTCTAAAAGTTCTAAATAACGGCGTAATGCAGGTGGTGTATCTGCAGGAATCGCAGGTAAAGCGGGTACCTTCGTAGGTTCATTAGTGCGAGTCATTGCTGTTTAATCTCTTCAATGCTTTGAGCTAAACAGACCTCGTTTATTGTTTTAGTTCCTGAGACTTCAATCTCCCACTCAACCCCAACAGTCGCTGGCAGTCTCATTATCGGCTCTCGTAACGTAGCGTTACTTATACCAGAAGGCGTACTCGTAACCTGTGTATAAACATTGTTACTTAAAGAAATAGTGTAGTTAGCAATCAACGATCCATCAGCAAATACTTTTACTGTTACTGGGTAAGCGTCTGCGTGTACAGAAACCCAAGCCATACTTGTTGGCGTAGGGGTAATAAACTTTTTACTCTTGAACCTTAGAGTTTTTTCAGAGGTACCACCTCGATACTTTCTTACTTTAGTGCCTTCTATAATATACAACTGACCAGACTTAGGATCTTCGTACCCACCTCGCACTTCTGCTGACAGCGTAAGTGTAGAAAAAGCAGCACTTTCTGCTCTTGGATCATAATACCAACCGCCTAACGTACCGCCGTTATTATAGAAGGCTACATACGTTCCTTCGTGTCTAAAAGCCCTTATGAGAGTGGGATGGAAGTCACTATTCCATTGCTCAACTGAAATTAGGCCACGAGAAACGACCTCTCCTGACGGTCCACCCACTGCAACTAGCCCATCTGGAGCCGCATATAGAACATACTCACCCATGTCCACAACAGAGTTTTTATTCACACAAGCCTGTGCAAGATCTACTCGAACAGGGGTCAAAGCGGCTGGATCGGTACCAGTAATAAAATAAGGAGTGCCATTAGTCAGTGCTACAACACCGTTACCCGTTGCAGCAATATCAATAATATCCTCTTCAAGCGTTATGCGGTAAGCAATAGGCCAGGCGTGAGGTAAAAACGGTTCGCTTAAACAAAAGCGTTTGCCAGAAAACCCTGCAAATACACCATTACCAACAGCCGTCAGTCC